TTCATCGGCAAGTGCACGCGCATCAGCAAGCACCTTCTCATCAGCCTTCACCGCCTGAATGCGATCAATAAGGTCACGGCCCTTTGCCATCGCCTGGTCATAGTCGACCTGCTCGGCATCGGTCAGCGACCGCGACTCCGCACCAGCCTTCTCAGCAATGTCACGGGCGGTCTTCGCGGCGACCTGCGCCTCATCCTGCAAATTCTTGAGCCGAATGCTCATGGTTGCCTCCTCGGCAGTTAGTTGTTTATGCGCCTGCTGCGATTTGCAGCTCGAGCGCGTACAGGGCTGCCAGGGAGACGGACGTATCAGGCGTGGCCTTACCAGCCGACTTTTTCACGTCGCCGGGGGCGGTTCCATCCTCGCTGGTCTTGTCCTGGTCTTCTTCATCCGTAACATCGGATGGAAGTACTGATTTAAGTGAGTCGATAGACTCCTGCATGCATTCAATCGTGGCGCGAATCATATCCTCATTTTTTGCTGACAAGGCACGCCCAGCCTTAGCACGTAAAGCATCAGTAGCAGATTTGACTGCCAGCACTTCAGTTTCCTGATTAGCCCCAAGCGGAACCACCGACACCTCGTGAATTTTCAGCTCATCTAGCGAATAATACGATGGAGTGACAGTACTAGTACCATCACCATTATCATCAGAAACTGACTCGACATAAGTTTCTTTAACAACATCGTACGCAAACGACATTTGCGCTACACGACCAGACTTAAGAAGCCGATATACCTGCAAAGACTTAGGCGAATCCATATCCAGCGCCGCATGAACCCGCAACCCACGGTCATCCTCGACAGCTTCCTTAATATAGCCAAGGTTATAGTCCGGGTCAGCAAAATTATGCCCCCACAATAGCGGGATCGGGTTATCGCCCTTAGCCCACTCTGCCAGCGACTTAGCGAACGCTCCCTTCTGCACAACATCGCCATAACTATCACGGTTACCAAACACTGAAGCATATGCAAAGAACTCGCCATCAGCTAACCCCACATCAGGGCCAGCCTTAAACCTAGTTTTCACATTGATTTGTCCGGGGCCTGGAATGCGCTTACCCATCTGCGCTCTCCTCACTGGAATTGTTGCCCGGATCAGCCGGGATCGGATTGGTGTCACCATTACTGGTGACGTTAAGCGGGCGGATCAGTTCATCCCCGCCATCAACTGGTGGTCTATTATCCATTGCCCGCGCCTCATTAACCGTGATCCACGGTGCGCCGGCGGCAGTCTGCATCTGATCGGCACGTTCCTCAAACGACCCAGACAACTTCTCACGCAAATTAAACTCAATGTAAAGCGGACCATCAGACGATGATGCAACATCAGGAATAAGCTGCAACGCCAATTCCTCGGCAATCATAGTAAGCCACGGCCCTAGCGTGTCCTGATACAACATTTTGTGCTGCTCAGTGATGTTACTGAAAGTAGCCTTATCTAGGATGCCAACCATCGGTGGTGGCACATGATAAACCCCGGCAACTTCTTCGCGAGTCAACTTGCGGGCCTCGATATACTGCAAATCCCTAGCCGTTTGCGTAGCTGCCCTGAACGTCATCCCATCCTCAAGAATGGGAGTACCGCCAGCCTGTGGACCACCAACCGAATACTGTGACCGCCACGACCTAGCAAACTTGTCGCGCTGCTTATCAGTCCAGATCGGCGCATCAGTAGGCCGCTCCAAATAGCCGGAAACACGAGCACCGTTATGCAAAATTTCGGTGCGCGCCCTAGACCCTTCATGTTCCTCGGCAAGTATCTGCCGTAATGACTCCATAGGCGATGAACCAAAATCATCATCGACCGAATACCCGCGGAAGTACACTATCTGTTCAGCATCAAACGTTTTCCTAGTTCGGTTACCCCGCACTTCGAAAGCATCTGGTGTAACCCAATTGTCACCAACTGGTGTAACCATCGTAGGAGGGATACGGAGGGTATGAACACCCTTGGAGTCCTTTGACTTAAGCCAGTATGCACGATCAAAAATAGCAAGATCATGCACCAGGGCATTCATCATCCGATACCTAGTCATATATGCACTAGGCTCACGAATTAACGCCGCAAGCGGATGATCACCAGGCAAACGCTCACGATCAGTGTCACCCTTACGCCGATAGGCATGGATACCTAGCTGAGCAATATTGCGGGCCAGAAATGAAACAGTAGTACGAACCGCCCGCTGCTTACGCCAAATCTCGCCATATGCGACACTAGCTGACTGAAAATCCAGCATATCGACCATATTCAGTCGATCAGCCAATGGTGCAGAAGGGCGAGACAACGGCGTCAAAGCACCATTAGACACGACGAAAGTCATTTGCCCACCGGGATCTGGATGTAATCAATATCGACTCTCTGAACCAAAACCTCACCATCAGCAGATGCTGATGCTCCACCAGATTCAATAACCTCAGCATCCCGCACCACACAATAGCCACGACGATGCCTAGTGATCACACCAGATACAGCTAGCCCAGACTTCAAGCTAATAACAACACGCCTATGAGCCGCATAGCGGAACATTATCGGCCCTCCTAGACAACGATAAGGTCATGGTCGGTATATGCTGATTCCCGCGGCTCATCTGTACGCACCCGCACACCGTGAACCGCGGCAGTAACCGCCAAAAGCTGGGTAATATCAGTAGTCGGGTCTTTCGCATCCCACGCCCAAGCATCAGACAAGTTTCTTGTCTTCGCCCCAAGCACTGCCCGACCAAGCGCCTGCTGCCCACGATGACGTAACTTATCCTCCACAATAGCGTCATACAACACTCCGCAAGCTGCCGCCATATCTTGCGCATTCATCGTCGTAATCACACCATCATTCTCTAAATCAGGGATTAGAGACGCGGCAGCACTACGACCATCAGTAACTACCTCGGCAGGACTCCACTGCTCACGCAACTCGGCTATACGGCCACGAATCCATGACGTACCAGGCAACGATTCCAACGACTTACCGCGCACCGCCGGCACAATCTCAACATGCATCCGGCCATCCTCACGCATACCAGCCACCGCAATAGCAGAACTAGTACGATCCCGCGACACATAAAAACCGAAAGAAACAGGATTCAACGGCACAGAATCGGCGTCCTTTAGCCTCCACCACTGATCCGAACTTACTAATGCGCCACCCACCGCGGCCGGCTCATCATGCCAACCCATACGCTCGCGCCCAAACTCGCTAGGGTCCAACGCTTGCCGCTCATCACGCAAATACTGCCACGATATGCGGCGGCCAGCTTGCGGGTTAGCCGACTGCCAAAGTTCCTCACGATCCATCGCACAACCCGGAGTCCCCGGCTCATGGTCACAATCCCGGTATTGGCAACGATTACAACCAGCAACACCATCCATATGTGTGCATTCTTCACCCAACTCGCACACGACGGCATATTCGATATATCCCAGCCGCACCGAATCACCAGCACGACCACGCCTGACAATCTTACGCAACACATCACTATTCTCGTGGCATGCACTAGACCCGTAAAGAATCTGTGCAGTCGGCCTAGTAGACATGATCGGCATAACCGCACCCATATGACTCTTATCAAGTGCAAACGCCTCATCAAGAACTGTCTTATCACCCGTCAACCCGCGGCTACCAGACTTAGTGCGCGCCTTAAACTTGATCCGCGCACCACTAGCGAGCTCGATAGCCTCAGAACCACGAGCGGTGAAGATTCCACCAGCAGTACCCGGTGCAAGACGCTTCGACATCATCGGCGTCGACTCGATAATCTCAACCAAATCAGTAAACGATTCCCGCGCCGTATCAAACTCATGCGCAGACCAAGCGATACGATGTTCCTCGGTGACAAACAACCACCCGAGCGCCGCCCGCGTAAATAGGCCAGTTTTCAAATTCTGACGCGCACAAATCGCGGCAAACTCAAACACACACGGCAAACCGTGCTCATTCTCGGCGAACAACACATCAAGCGCTAATGCCGGCTCGGGATCAGGCTCGTACCCGGCATCGGTACACAGATCGACAACTTCCGGCCCTAACGTCAATGCCCACGGTGGAGCAGAAAAAAACGCGGGATCAACTAGTTCGAGCTGCCGCCGCGCGCTTCTCATCCCGCTTCGCTTTCAAGTCGTCAACCTCATCGCCACGCTCAACACCACGACTCACCAAAACCATGATCGACCGCAACTCGCGGGACAGGGCAGCAACCGCCGCACCAGTCTCACCACCACCAGCAATCAACCCGGCCATTTCCAACGCTTGCGCGCCCAACATCGTATGACCCTTACCCAGCATGTCGAGTTCCGCCTCAACCGCCGCCACAAGTGCCATCCTCGGCCGATCAGCCACCGACGCCGCACGCTGCTCAATCACCATGCCCACCTGAGGCCCAGTACCAGTACGACGACGCCGTCCAGCCTCATTACGACACTTAGCCGAGCAAAACTTTGCCGTCCGACGCTGCGCCTTAAACCGCTCACCACAATGCTGGCATTTTGTAGCCGACAAAATGCCCCCTACCAGCGACGATCGTCAATGAAAAATGGTCTCAATGTATACGCGGAC